GAGATTGTTATTCAGCAGAATAGCGAGTGGGCGGACACCGACGAAGCGATTCAGATTGGCGTTCTTTGGCCTGCGGACCGCGTGCCCCAAGGGGTGTTCATGCGTGGTCTCGGGTGTGCCCCAAAGCACCGCATGAAGGTGTGCGCCAAGGCCATTTCACCGCGAGCGGCTCACGAGTTCCAAGTGGACCTCATGGGGGGCGAGGAATGGGACGCTCGGGTGGAGAATCGCAAGAACGCCGTTCACACCCGCCTCTCGCAAGTCATGCACCGCCTGCTGGCGTTCGTCGCCAATGGCGATGTTGGGGACGCTGGCGCATTTGGAATTGAAGGCGAGGAGGAGTGCATTGAATACCTTTTAGCGGCTTGCAGGTTTTACGGTGGAGAGGGGTTCAGCGGGCGCGTCTTTGCCCCCGCTCGGTGTCAAAAGGACATTGTGAACCACACACTCAGCCCTCAGATGCGGCTTGGATGGGCCATGGGTGAGCAGATTTGGACGGACAACCCTGTTCCATGGGGTGGTGCCTCGCCAGCCGAGGAGGAGTCTCCTGCTCCCACCGTTGCTCGTGAACACCCTCCGATTTACAAAGAGAAGCGAACTTCGCTCCACATTGACCTCGGTGGCGACTTTTGGGTTGAAGAGACCCGTTGTCCGTCCTGCGCCCAAAGGCTTATCATTCACGCTCCCGCCTCTATGTGTCCCAGCGGACGACCCGTCGGGCTGACCGTCAAGTGCGGCGACTGCAAGCACTCATTTGGTTGGCCTTGAACGAGGTGTCCTTTGCGGCACACTTAAATATAGGAACACCCTACGACCATTTGGAGCGGACACACATGAAAATCCCCAAGCCACTACGCCAAGCAATCGTGAACCGATTGAAAACCGAGACGCGCCCTCTGTCAAGCGCTGAAATCGCTGAGTCGGTGAACGACACCGTGAAGCCATCCTACCGCAAGACGACCAAGCAAATGGCCTTCGTCCTCAAGCAAATGAAGCGAGACGGCGATTTGGTCGTGGCGAAGGAAGTCAAGAACGGCACGACCGCCCACGGCAACGAGCGCTCCCGTGTGGAATACACCCTCAACCACGAGGTCCACGACCCCGACATTGTGCAGGAGGGGAGCGAGTGAGCACCCGACTGTTTGACGGCCCTCTCCCCGAGCATGTCGTGGAGAACCTACAACGCGGTGTAGCCCCACACGAGAAGCGTGTGGTTCTGAACCTCGCCAATGTCTCCCGCATCGTGAACACCGAGAGCGGAACCATCCGAACCTATGACGACTTCAAGCACGATTGGCGCTACACGAAGTCCATCTATGGACGGATTGGCGCTCACTCCTGTGCCCTGTGCGGCAACAACCGCATTCGTGAACTGTGTCATGTGCACGACGCCGAGCAGGACCGAACCATCATCGTCGGCAACGAGTGCGTGTGGAAGCACACCGACATTATCACCGAGGCCGCCGAGCACCTCACGGGCGACGCCAAGAAAGACTTCCTCAAGGCCGCCATGGCCAAGGCCAAGGCCAAGTTCATGCGTGAGAAGTTCGCTCGTGAAGTGGACCTCACCCATTGGGACGAATACCGAGACTACGCCACGGGCGCTCGTGAAGGCTGGCCCGTCTTTGGGAAGGAGAACCGCACCTACGCCAAGCGAGCAGACCGCATGATTAACGAGCGAGGCTACCTCACGGGCAAGACCGAGGAGTGGTTCATGCTCAAGCGCCGAGACTTCCGTGCTGATGTGTTCCGCTGGAAGGAGAACGCCAAGAAGGCTCACGCCGAGCGCCTCCACCTCAACGCTGAGGCCGCCCGTCGCCGCAGGGAGCGGGACACGGACGCCACGAACTTCAGAGCCAACGCCGAACGCGGTGTGGACGACGGCAGGGTGTCTCCTGTGCTCGCTAAGAGCATCGCCAGCGTGGAGCAAGGGATTCGCCGATACGGCCTGCACGGCTTGAAGTGGAGCACCAAGGACGCCTATGACGCCATCATGGCTGGCCTGCTGGGCACGCCAGCGGTGGACGAACCCATTGAGGTGTTCCACGCCCACTACGACGACCTCACCCCATGGGAGCACTCGTTCCTGTTCTCCATCAGCGAGAAGCGCACGAGCCTCGGCCTACCCCTCACGCCCAAGCAACAGGCCGTCTTTGACAAAATCAAGAAGAAGGTGGCGGCTTGACACGGTGGCTTCTCAATCAGCCGATACCTCGGAGCGTGGTGGTTCCCACCAACCCGACCGTGAACGCTCAGACGCGTGAAGTCCCCGTCTCGGGAGTCGGCACCGTGCCGTATTGCCCGAACTGCGGACGCCACGGCCCGATTGACGCCTTGACGCTGGGCGACGGTGCCTCATGGCCCAACCTCGCCGTCCTATGCGGGCGCGTAGGCAACGAGGGGTGTGGAATCTATTGGTGCTTGGCCGCTCGGCCACCCCACGATTTGCGACTCTTGGACTAATTTCAGTCCTTTTCGGCGACACCTTAATATAGGGGTGCTCCTATGGCTATGCAAGGAGAGATACAAAATGACTCACTACGGCTACCTAAGCATGAAACCAGCAACCCGAATGACCCGAGCCAAGAAGCACTACATTGGCGCCTTGCATCACAAAGCGTTCCGCATGGGCCGCTCCACGATGATTGACGCACACGGTTGCGCTGAGACCGACGCACTCACCACCACCGAGGCTCAAATCCTCGTCGCCAACAAAATGGCCTTGCTCAAATTGACCGAGGATGGCCGCATTTTCCTCAGCGAGACCCTCCACGGCGCCAAGCACCACGGCAAGCACTCCGAACTCCGAGACGACAACGGGAATGTCTATTCGTCCTACGACCGCTCTCGCGGCGTCGCCGTGGACATGGACGAGGTGTTTAGCGCCTGCTCCAAGTTCGCATACCGCTTCTTCATCGGCAAGATGTATTGAGGCTTGAACGAGCGCAACGGTTTCAAACCCCGCCGCCCCCTCGGGGGGTATGGCGGAGGGCGAGACGGGTCGGCTGACCCCCGAGCAGGCTCGGGAGATTGCCCTTTACCCCGACCGCTGGTCGTGCTTCTTCCGCACGATTGACGGCAAGCCCTTCCGCTTGGACGAGCGGGACTACCTCGTGGAGATATACCGCCACTTCGGCGCCTTGGAGAAGAACGACGCCACCAAAATGGTGGTGCTCAAGTGCTCTCGCAAGGTGGAAAAGACCGAGACCATCTGCAACCTGCTCCTCTATGGCCTGCTCAACATACCGTATTTCAACGCCGTTTATACGGCCCCTCGCCAGCCGCAGGTGAGCCGTTTCGTTGAGGAGCGGTTCAACGGGGCCATGATGGGTTCCATCAACAACGGGACGCTTCTGAAGGCCCATGTCAAGACCTCCGTGAGCCACCAAACCTTTGATGTGGGAGCCAAGACTCTGAACCACCTCTATGCCTATTCCAATTGGGGCGACGCTCACGCCTTGCTGGGGATTGAGGCCGACCTCTGTTGCATTGACGAATACCAAGACTCCGACTCCGATGTGCTCCCGATGCTGATTGAGATGCTCGCTCAGTCCGACTACAAATGGGTGGTCGTCTCGGGAACGGCTCGTGAGCAGGGGACCGAGTTTTGGAAATTATGGGAGAAGTCCAGCAAGGGTGAGTGGGACCCCAAGGCCAAGAAGTGGGTGCACGGCCCAAGCAAGGCCAACATCGTGGGCTATCACATATCGCAGGAGATGCACCCCGACATCACGGCCAAGGACATAGCGCAGAAGAAGGAGACCTACACGCCCCGCCGATTCGCCAACGAGGTGCTCGGTGAGTTCTTTGCTGGTTCAACCAAGCCGCTCACCTTTGATGAGGTGCTCCCCGTCTTTGACCGCGACCGCGATGTGGTCCGAGGCGTCGCTCCGCCAGCCGAGACCTACATGGGAATTGATTGGGGCAGGGAGACGACCGTGGTGATTATTGACGAGCATAGCAACATTCTCCAAGCGGTCAAATTGGACTCCCGTGAGACGGGCGAAGGCGACGAGGTGGAGATTCTGAAGAAAATGATTGGCGACTATAACTGCGTGCAGGTCGTTGCCGATATTGGCTACGGTGCTCGGCAGGTCAAGGAATTGCAGGAGGAGTTCGGCGAGCGGGTTCGCTCCTGCTATTATTCGTCTCGGCCCATGACCCCCTACGAATACAAAAAGCGGGACAACAACCGCAACCTCATTTTCATGTGCGTCGTGGACCGCACGACCTATGTGGAGCAGACCGTGGAGGCCATCAAGAACCGTGAGGTGAGCCTGCCCTATGCTGACGAATCACTCGCATGGGTGGCGCACGAGTGGTGTGCTTTGACGAGTTCCGCCGAGGCTGACGAGAAGAACACGCGCCCGATTCGGGGACAGACGCTCACCAAATACGGACGAGACGGAGACGACCACGCATTCCACGCCCTGCTCTATGCCCGCCTCGCCCTTGAAATCAACGACGGCGGCGCTTTGCCCGAGATGCGAACCTTCGGAGCCTAAGTGCCTATGGGCTGGGGGTATATAATCTTTTGCTACCGATAGTTATAGTTCCAATCACTTTTTGGGCCATAGCGAGCGTTATGAACCGCATTTTGAAGTCATTCCCACCATGGCGGACGCTAACGAGGTTCTGTTGGAGATGCTCAAGGGCCTTCGTGATGATGTGGTGGTCATTCGGGACAACCATTTGGCGCACATCGCTGAGGACATTCAAGACATTAAGACCGAGCAAGCGGCCCAGCGTCGGGACATTGAGGACCTCATGGAGTTCAAGGAGGGCATCAACCAGCACATCAAGTCGGGCATCACCCGTCTCGTCTTCACGGCGGCGGCCATCATCGCCGCCTCACTCGGCATACCGCTGGCGTTATGAACCGCCTATGGAGATGCGTAGGAACATGAGCCGAGGGCACCCCCA